GAAAGAGCTTTTCGAATTTTAATGGAGGAACTGACAAACACATGAAAACCAACAAAAAGAAACAGAAGGTGCAGCTCGTCGAGCGGCACAACCCCGAGTGCGAGAATGAGTTTTTGAGGTTCCAATACGGAATCGAGACGCTCCGCAGCCTGCGCCGGCCGGTGTATGCGGGGCGAGTGGTCGTGGGGGATGAGAGCACCAAGGCGTTCGGCACGGTGTTCCACTTGCTGGGGTGGTCTTCGGACAAGGCGCGGGCGTTGCGAATGGCGAAGGATGCCCTGGAACGACTGCAAGACGGGGTAGTGGAGCAGGGGTGAGGATTTTAAACCCATCGAAATCGACGGAATAAGAATGACCGCCAAACTCTCGCACCCGGAAAAGGAAAGCGCCGTCGTGGGCTACATCGGAGCCCGCGGGTTCGATGGGGTGCCGAACGAGGCGGTGATCGAGCCGGAGACATTTACCTCGACGCTGCATGGGATATTCTATGCGGCGGCGCTGAACCTGCGGCACCGCGGGCGCCCGGTCTCGGTGGTGACGATCCTCGAGGAGGTGGAGAAGAACAGCTATTGGCTGGAACTGGCGGGACGGGTGGCGAAGGACGCCGGCAAGCCGGACTGGCGGGATGAGCTGCTGCTGGGGAATGACGCCCTGCAATACAATCCGCAGGGCGGGCAGATCATCGGCGAGTTTTTAAGTGACATCGCGGAGGCTGCGGCGGCGCGGAAGGCGACGAAGATAGGGCAGGCGCTGGTGGATGGGCAGGTGGCGCCGGAAGAGGCGGCGAAGGCGCTCCAGAAGCTGCGGGCGGTGAGGGGTTCGGGCGTGGAGCGGCACACGATCAAGGGGCTCTTCGCTTTCGAGCCGAAGGCGGATCCGAGCACGCTCTTGGGGAACAGGTGGGTGTGCAAGGGCGGGCAACTGCTGCTGGTGGGTCAGTCGGGCGTGGGCAAGTCGTCGCTCACAGTGCAGGCGGCGATGACCTGGGCGCTGGGGTTGCCGTTTTTTGGAATCAAGCCGGCGCGGCCGCTCAAGAGTCTCTACATACAGGCGGAGAACGACGAGGGCGACATGGCGGAGATCGTGCAGGGGGTGATGTCGTATGTGGTGGCGCACTCGGGCATGCCGCAGGACGAGGCGTTGCGGATGCTCAACGAGAATCTGGAATTTGTGCGGGTGACGGCGGCCGCGGGCGAGGAATTCGGCGCGGTGGTGCGGGACCTCGTGCGGGAGCGGTCGGTGGACCTTGTCTTCGGCGACCCGCTGCTCTCGTTTGTGGGGGATGATATTTCGCAGCAGTCGGTGGCGAGCAGGTTCCTGCGCGGTGTGCTGAATCCCATCGCTTTTGAAAATGGCTTTGCGTGGGTTTGGAGCCACCACACCGGCAAGCCGCAGAGTGACAGCAAGGCCCGGGCGCATTGGAACGCGAATGACTACGCCTATATCGGGCTCGGATCCTCGGAACTGACGAACTGGGCCCGCGCCATCGCTGTGCTCCAGACGACCAAAGAGGAAGGCACTTTCAAGCTCTTGCTGGCCAAGCGCGGCGGTCGCGCCGGCGTAGTGGACGAGCACCGCCTGCCGGTCACCACCATTGTCCTCCAACACGCCGAGCAGGGGCTGCATTGGGAACTGGGCAAGCTCGACGAGGAGGCCGAGCAGTCCGCGGGCGCCAAGGGCAAGACCGGACCCAAGCCCGCCATGTCCGCGGCAGACATCATTCAACTCCAGACCGAGCACAAGGCCCACACCGGACCCATCAACACTTTCATCGCCGCAGCCCGGAAGAAATACGGCGTCTCACGGTCCAAAATCTATGAAGCACTCCGCCAAAAATAGGATGTCCAGAATTAGTCCAGAATTATGTCCAGCATTGCAATTCTGGACGCAGGAAGTTTGTCCAGAATTACCCGTCCAGAATTCCCCCTATAAGGGGGGAATTTCTGGACGCGGGACAATTCTTGGACAGCAAACATTCCTATCAAGTTTGTCCAGAATTACAGAACTCTGGACGGAAGGAGGTGGGAAATGAAACCCACACGCAAAGTCAAGAAGCTCGAAACACCATGGGCCTGCGCCGTCCGGCTCGCCGCTCATTTCAATGTGGCGCCTCAAACCGCCACCCAATGGTTCGACGCAGGCTGCCCAAACACTTTTGACGAGGCCGTTGCCTGGAAGGAATCCCGCAACGAGGAAAACAAAATCCGGTCGGTCAACTCCGCCGGTCGCTCCAAGATCGAGAAGGCTCAGGCCGAAGCCAAGGAGACATCCCCGGACATCGACTGGTCTAAGTTGAGCGCCGACATGGCCAACCTCTGCGACATCGTCGCCGACCTCTACCTCGCCGGCCTCACCACCAACACCATCGAAGAGCGCCTCGGCACCAAGCAATCGGTCGTCACACGCATCATCGCGAACCACCCCCGCACGAAAGACAAGGACAAAGAGGTCAGCGTGGACAAGTGGCGCACCATCCGCCGTCTCGCCCAGGATAGCGTCATCGATACCTTCCAAGACCCCGAGGCCCTCCGAAAGCTCCGCCCCTCCGACCGCATCCTCGCCGCCGGCATCGCCCACGACAAGGTCAAGGACTCCGAAGGCCCAGCCCAGATCGCCATCAACATCAAGGCCAAGATCGAGGCCATGTCCTACGAGGAACTCATCAACAGCATCCCGAAGATGCCAGTGATCGAGGGCGAGTTTACGGCCGTGGAGAATAGTCCACCGCCCCAAACGCCCGAGTCAAAACCTGCTCTGCTCCCCCTAAAAAATGCCCCCGATTCTCAAGAGGACGACCCTGACGTTGAGACTGATAATGAGTAATTGCGTAAACCCCTGCAAATGAACAACAGCACCCCTTTCCACAACTATTCATTTGGTATGTTATCTCATGTTATGACCCACCCCCGGGGGGGAGGGGGGTGCCGTTGTGGGTTTCCAAATTTTCCCCCCACCGGTCACCCCGTCGGAAAATTTTTATGAAAAAACCACAGAGCAAACAAGAAAAGAAAGAGTCAGCAGCGCCCGAATGGCCGAAGCCGGCGAGGGTGGCGCGAGTGAGGCAGCCGCGGAACACGCGGTTGATGATTGTGGACCTAGGCAAAGACGACACGGTGGTGTGCTGGGTGAGGGATAACCGCTTCTACCGGGCGAACGAGAAGCTGATGGTGGACAAGGCCGGGGATGTCTATGTGGACGCCAAGCCGAAGACGAACGCCCTGCTGCGAGGAGGGCAGGAGTGAAACCGGCGCACATTGTTTTGGCTTTGGCGTTGCTGGTGTTTGCTGTGGCGGTGGTGGCCGCGGCGCGGGAGGCGGCGGCGCCGAGGTTCGATGTGTGTCCGTTGTGCGGGGGAGGGGCGGTGCGATGAGTCAAGAGATGAGTCAAGTGCAAGACAACCCGCTGCGCGACCTAAACAACGCCCGGAATTTGCCTACGACTGATTGCCCCCGTTGCGAAGCCGGTGACGACAATTTCGCTCGGCTGCTCCGCACCCGCGACACCCTCCTTGCCGAAAACCGCGACCTTCAAAAGCAACTCGCCGCCGTCAACGACCAGCTCCTTGAAGCCCAGGCCGTCATCCGCGCCCTTCGCAAGACTTTACGCGAGACATCCGCCTTCACCAAAGACCCCGAATGACGCAAAGCTACCACCCGCTCCTGCCTTTCATCACGCCCGAGCAGTTCAAGGCCGACTTTGAGGGCGCCAAGCGCCTCCTCGCCGAGCGCGAGCACCGGATCGCCTTGGAGAAGGACGACCCGATTGCCTACGGCTACGAGCCCGACCACTGGGCGCGGGCGGAGGAGTTGGCGAGGAAATACAAGGACATCTTGGTCCTCGGCGGCAACCGCAGCGGCAAGTCCACCTGGGCCGGCAAGCTCGTCATGCGGACCTTGATCGACAAGCCCGAGAGCCGCGCCTGGTGCTTCCAGCAGACCAACGACAACTCCGTGTCGATGCAGCAGCCGATCCTGTGGAATTTCATGCCGAAGGACCTCCGCACGGCCAAGCGCGACCGCATCACGAACATCAGCTACACGCAAAAAAACGGCTTTTCCGAAAACACCTTCGTCCTCCCGAACAAAAGCCAGTGCTGGTTCCGCAACTACTCCCAGGACATCAGCACGATTGAGGGCGGCGAGATCGACATCGCCTGGTGCGACGAGCTCGTCCCCCTCGACTGGCTTGAAACCATCCGATTCCGCCTCCTTGACCGCAACGGCATCCTCGTCGTCACCTTCACGCCGGTCGAGGGCTACAGCCCCACGGTCAAACAATACCTCCAAGGCGCCAAGACCCTCGAGGAGGTCCCCGCCGAACTCCTCCCCGACAAATCCGGCACCGGCTTCGAGATGGTTCCCGTCTCCCAGCAATGCACCACCCGCCGAGCCGCGATCTTCTATTTCCACACCAAGCTCAACCCTTGGGCCGGCTACGACCGCATGAAGGTCGAGCTTGACCGCCAGCCCCGCGAGAAAATCCTCTGCCGCGCCTATGGCGTCCCGGTCAAAGCCACGGCTACCTGTTTCCCGCGGTTCCGCGAAGGCGTGCATGTCGTCCCGCCCGATAAAGTTCCCACCACGGGAACCGTCTACCACTTTTGCGACCCCGCCGGCACGAAGCCTTGGTTTATGATCTGGGCAAAGGTCGATGCCGCCGGTCGCAAATGGATTTACCGCGAATGGCCGCAGGAGGACGAATACATCCCCGGCTTCGGCTACCCTGGCGTCTGGGCCATTTCCTCGGGCAAAAAATCCGACGGCGAACCCGGCGAAGGCCAGACCCCCATGGGCTTCGGGCTCGAGACCTACATCCAGGAAATCCAGCGCATCGAGGCTATCGACGGCGTGGAAGTCTTCGAACGCTGGATCGACTCCCGCTACGGCAACACGGTGGTCGTCGGCACCCGCGAGACCGCCACCACCCTCCTCGAAGACCTTGCCGAAAAAGGCATGCCCTTCCGCAGTTGCCCCGCCGAGAACATCGCCGAGGGCATCGCCTTTATCAACGACCACCTCTACTACGACGACCAAAAACCCATCGACCATGAAAACGCACCGCACCTCTACATCAGCGCCCGCTGCACCAACACCATCTGGGCCCTCAAAGAATGGACCGGCAAAGACGGCCCCAAAGGCGCCAGCAAAGACCCCATCGACTGCCTCCGCTACCTCCTCGCCAGCGGAGTCGACGATGTCGCCGGCAAGCTCCAGGTCACCGGCGGCGGCTGCTACTAACGCCCTCCGCAAGCGCGATGTCATGGACCTCCTCGGCATCTCCGAGCAGACCTACAAAACCTACATCGATGCCGGCCTCCTGCGCCCGATTCCCGCGCCCCCCGGCATGCGCCACACCTTCAGCCTCACCGTCATCCGCCGCGAATTCCAACTCCAATAAACCATGATCACCATCAAAAAAACCATCCGTTACATGACCCCCGAACGCCTCGACGAGGACGACCTCAAATCCGCCCTCTGCATGCCCGGGATCAAGTCCCTCGCCGTGCAAGGTATTCTCCAGCGGCTCGACGACCACATCGACGACGCCACCGAACTCGTCCGCGCCATCCAGACCGCCCAGAACCCCGGCACTCTCGCCCACTGCGCCGGCGCCTTGGACTCCCTCACCGCCTTCCGCGCCGACCTCCTCCAATCCATCGAAGAGGCGAGCAAGCAAAACTGATATGCTATAATGATCTTTCCGGTGGGGCATCGAGGGCGGTGCGCCACTAAGTCGTGGCTTGGGGCGGGTGTGTAGGCGCTTGAAAAAGCAGACGAGACCCTTACTCGACGCGGGCAACCGCGCTCTATCGAGGAAGCGCATCAGGCAACCGAGCGACCTGGACCCCATCGGACCCTTTTTCGCCCTGCATATTCTTTGATCAAGAAATATGCAGGGCTTTTTAATGCACTGAAAAGCAGGTTTTTTAGGTTGATTTCGGTTGGTTTAGGTTGATTTCGGTTGATTTGGGCGGCACCCCCGTGACGAACCCCGTTTGCGTCAGGCACTTTGGAATCAAGGACCCACTGTGCCGGTCCTTAATCCCGCACTGACCCACTTGGTGGATACCATGACGCAAACCCCAGAACCCCAAACAGCAGACACGCTCACACTCAGCGACATCGCCGCCGAAATCGGCTTTGACCTTGAGCCAGTAGAGCAGACGCCGCAGGAAAAACCCGAAAAAGCCGCGGACGAGCCCGAAAACGAGCCCGAA